TCCTGTTAAAAATAAGAAAAGATTTTCTTTCTGATTATCAGTTAAATCATCTTTATAATATTCTTCTTTATAATATTCTTCTTTATAATATTCTTCTTTAAAAAAGAAATCTTTTAAATTATCATAAAGCCATCCTGGGTCATCAATCAATTCTTGTACTGCATCATAATCATCCTCATATTCTTCATCGTCATCATCATAATCCTCCTCATCATAAGAATCTTGTAATCCCATTACCTCATTAATGTAGTGAGCTGGATGGATGCCTGCACTGTTCCATGCGTTATCCCAAAGTGAGTAGAATTCATCTCTGTTCCTAAAATGTCTTCTAAATTTTCATATTCTGGCATTGTGTTAATGTTTTATTAATAATTTACTGTACTATTACCTAATTCTTCTTCTTTTAATCTTTGGTTTTCGTTCCACTCGTCTTCAGTCATTATAGCCCATTTACTTTTTGTGTAAAGCCATTTTTTGGAATAAATTGGATTTCCACCACCGTCTGTCATAGAAGCCATCTTATCTATGTTATCTGCTTTTATAGAAAGAATTTCTGCTGTTTTAGCTGCTTCAAACATAAAATTTGAATCATATATTAAACCAATTTTCGATTCTATGTCAATATCGGCTTTCATATCAGGAACATCCATGAGTAATTGAATGTAAATATACTTTCTTATAACTTTTTCAAATTCTTTTCTTTTTCTATTCACTAATCTTAACCATTTTACTTCGTCATATGGTACACCTTCTGCTTTGAATAAATTAACAAGAGATCCACCATTCTCACTTTCATACCTTGAGAACGGTCTTTTGCTATTCATATCAAGTTTTCTCTTGAAATATTTGACCACTTCCATATTTTGCATATCTGGTCCATCATATGCTACCGATGAAATTTCCGGACTTTCTCCCTCTCTTTTAGGTAAGACTATAGTCTTAGCATAATTGATACGTGGTTGACCATTCAAAGATATATCACCACTTGATGAATCTATGTATAAATCTTCTTTGTATCTTGAAGTTACTGCAGAGATTGTTTGTCTAGCTTTTGCTTTCGTTTGGCTACCTATTGGAACAATTAATTTCATTCTATGCTGTGAATTCATGATAACCCAACCAGCTTTAGTATCTTCCATTATTCTCATTAGATTGAAAGAACGCAAAAGTCTTTCGGCATAACTTATTTTTTTATGGTAACCTGGCACATTCGAAAATGAAATAACTGCTATCAAATTATCTGGAATAATTCTGGCTTCAGCATCGTAATCGGAATTTGCCATATTTCCAGTTTTTTTGATAATTTGTTTCCAAAGTTTTCTTTGTCTTTTTATTTTCTTTGTCTCACCATTATCGAATTTTACAGTTTCTTCGAATTCTTGAATATATGGTACAACCGTATCTGCTTCAAGTTCTTGAATAGAAATAATTTTAGTAGGTTTTTCTACATTATCAACTATAAATTCAAAAACTTTAGTACCGTCTATTAACCAATTATAATAATCGTCCCATGCTGTTTGTCCGTCATTCCAGTTAAGAGCAGCAAGACAAGATTTGAAAGAAGTTTTCATTGATTTTTCAATTTCTTCTTTCACTGATACTTTATAATCTAGTTTACCAATCTTTAGTTCACAAAATGAACCAAATTCATTATAAACTATGGCTTCATTTGCTACATTTTCAAGTATATCTTCAATTTCTACGTTGGTAGCAAAATTTCTAAGATTTTGTACTCTTTCTCTATAATCTTTTTTACTATATGGTAAAAAAGTATCAACAAGTATTATATCTTCATCACCAAAAATGTATTCATTTTCAGCTTCTGATTTTGATAAACCAATTCCTTTTTTGTGGCCAATAACTGTAAAATCAATTGATAAATCAGAAATCGTTTTTACATAATCCGGAACATCTGTGAATCTAGACAACAATTTTATTAAACGACTCTGATCGCCTGTCATAATACTTTTCTATATTTACCAATAGAAATAAACCAAAGTTACCTATTAGACTAATTTATTAAGATAATCAAATTCATGCCATTTACTATTTCTGGAAGATTGTAAATTATCTGATAAAAATTCTACTTCAAAATCATTAAATTTAAATTCCATGTTGAATTGAGTATTGAGTATTGAGTTATTTTGTTTGGATAGCGATATTTGATCTATTTTTTCAAATTTGATATTTTTATAAACAAACTCAAGATAAATGTTGTCTTCGTCATCCATAATCTGGCAATGGATATCTGGTAAAAATATCCTGTCACCTTTTTGTTTTCTATCAACATGTTTTATCATAGCCACATAAAGTACCATGTAGTTCAGATAATAATCAGTGAATCTAAAAGTTATAGGTAAAGATTTTCCAAAATACTCTTTCACAGGAAGACCACCTTGATATTCCTTTGTTCTACCTTTATCAAATTTTTGAATTGGTGAGCCTGTGTCGGAAAATCCAGGAAAGTCGGAAGAAATGATTGTCTGATTAATATAGTCAACAATGTCTTCATATTGAGAATATTTTCTAAAAAGAAATGGGTTGAAAATATCCCTGACTTCATCTTGTATAAAATCTTTTTTGAAATAAATCCTGAAATTCCTGTAAATCGGTGGTAACATATTGCTTATTTTATATACAAAAAAATCTGTAAATAAAATAACAATGCCAATAGAGTTCTACATAAAAAATCCAATAGACGATAGAGATTATATTAAAAACACTACTGATATAATTGATGAAACAGATATCTATATTAATCAAATCAGAAATCTTTTTTCATGTGAGGAAGGTATGATAATGGGTGCTACCGATATGTCAATGTCATTGGAACACTATGTTTTTGAAACTTCAATTTCTGCCGACACATTAAAAGCTTTGATTTATGAAAAGCTTTTGTATTATTGTCCTTATTATAAAAAATTCAAAACAACTGTGAATATCAAATACAGTAAAGGAACAATTAGAGATATAGCAATCATTGATATTACAATAGACAGTGGAAAAACAGTGACACTTTTTATAAAATAATTAGTTTTCTTTAGTTAAATCCACATTATAAACTTTGTATTCAAGTCCTTCATCTTTTTCGTAAATATCACAACGCTCTTTCATATGTTTTAAAGAGTAACCTTTGTATCTACCGAAATCTGGGTCATGGAAAGAAAAATCATCAACAATGTCTATCCATTCGAATTTATCTTTGCTTTCATGTTTTCTCATACCACGCCCAAAAGTTTGTGATACTGTTTCAAATGCTTTCAGGAGTTCAATGTTTATAATAGTATGCAATTTTCTTATGTTTTTGCCTGTACTCATCGTGCCATAAGTCGCAAAAATCACAATATCATCATTTTCTTCCATTCTATCCATATAAACTTTACGTAAATCGGAAGATACAGACCCGTCAACATAATAATAATTTCTGGAATTATTCACAGATTGGCACATTTCCATTATTTTTTTACCATAACCACCCATTACATCCAAGAAATAAACCAAAATATTCCCACTTTTTGTAGCTATGAAATTAGCTAGATATCTAGCCCTTACTTCTGATTCTCTTATCATCTCTTGTTCCAACTGATAAATTTTTGTGTAAAGACTTTCGTCATCTTTAGCTTTCAATTTCATTGACAAGAGTATTGACCTTTGTTCAGTAGTAGCATAATTTAAGACATATATCTTTATATCAGCAATGGTTGCCATGCCTTTATCCATTATATCCTTTTTCTTAACTAAATTCACAACAGGCCCAAGATTGGAAAGAATAGTATAATAATCAGCAGTTTTATCGTCTTTGAAAGAACCTGTTAGCCCACATCTTATTTGCGAATTTATACAAGATTTGAAAATTTCAATCATTGATTTTGAATTTGTTCTATGTGCTTCATCTGATATTACCACATCAAATTCTTTAAAAAAATCTTTAGGCATATTTACAAGTGTCTGAAAATTTCCTATTATTATTCTTTTGTCTTCAAGATTTTTCTTATTGGATTTACCATGAACCATGCCCATTTTTAAATGTACCTTGTTTCCAGCGTATTCTAAAAAATTGTCATACAACTGCATAACCAAATCGGGATCTATGCAAACAATAAGCACTTTTTTACCATGTTTTCTGTAAAAAATGTATAATATTAGCAAATAAATTAGTAAACTTTTACCAAGACTTGTAGAAAGGTTGAGAATAGAAAAACGGTTTTTTATAGCAAGAAAAATACTCTCTATTTGTTCATCATATGGTACTAGATTTTTGCTTTCTCTTAAGATAGAATGACAGAAATGTCTGATTTCTTCCAAATCTGTTTTTATCTTTATATTTTCAATAAAAGTTTGATCTATTTTGGTTGGGAACTTGTTGATTTTGCACATTTGAACAAGTTCGTTCCAAAGTCCAATAGGTAATAGATTTCCTTTTTTATAAAAATGAACTTCACCATTTCCCCACTTTGTTCTAAATCTATAATTTTTAATTTTTCTAGTGAAGAAATATTCTATCTGTCTTTGTTCCTGTTCAGTTTCAGGTACAAATTTAAGATAGTTGTTATCAAACCAGTTAATTATCAAATGCTTGTATTATAATCTTGTAATTTAATAGCTGTCTCCATGCCATATATCATATTTTTAAGATTCTCAATAGAATCCATTATAAATGATATATGATTATCAACTGTTTTTATTCTATATTCATAC